CTCCCGAAGCAATTGCAACTGCGGATAGTGGTTTGGTAGATACTGAAAAGGAAGTTGTTCTTTCATATCTACATAAAGCAATGAAACCTATTAACCAATTGCGTATGTTAGAGGATGCAATGGTTATTTACCGAATTACTCGTGCACCAGAAAGACGTGTATTTTATATTGACGTTGGTAACTTGCCGAAAACAAAGGCAGAGCAATACCTACGAAACATCATGAACAAGTTTAAAAACAAAATGGTTTATGATGCCTCAACTGGTCAAGTAAAAGACGGAAAGAATACAATGTCGATGATGGAAGATTTTTGGTTGCCACGTAAAGAGGGTGGCCGAGGAACTGAAGTGACGACACTACCAGGCGGACAGAACCTTGGTGATATGGAAGATGTGATGTATTTTCAGAAGAAAGTATATCAAAGTCTACATGTACCAGCGTCACGCATGGAAACAGACAATTCATGGGGTTTCAGTAAGACAGGTGAAATCTCTAGAGATGAAATTAAATTTACTAAATTCGTCTCAAAGTTGAGAAAACGTTTCTCTGACTTGTTATATTCATTGTTGAGAACTCAACTTCTCGCAAAGGGCATTATAAGTAATGGTGATTGGAACGAATATAAAGAGAATATAGATTTTATTTTCGCAGATGATGGTTACTTTAGTGAAATAAAGAAACTTGAAATGATGAACCAAAGATTAGAGATGTTGGATACTATAACCAACGGAGAAATGATTGGTCGTTATTATTCAATTGAATGGGTTAGAAAGAACATTCTTATGCAATCTGACGAAGAAATCGATGCCATGGATAAGTTGATGGCGAAAGAAAAAGAAGATACACCAACAGATGATGATGGTTTATCTACTGATGTTTATTAAGGAGAATATAAATGGCGAGTAATTTAGAAAAAATGATTAAATTTTCCAGAGAAAGGAAAGCTGCGGACTTCAAAAAAGTATTTAGTGCTGAGTTGGTGACACGAATGTCTGACAAATTAGGTGGGATGAAACAAAATCTTGCTAAAACTATGTTCAACCAACCAGTGGCAGAACCTGTTGCTGAGACAGAAGCACCAGTTGAAGCACCAGTTGAAACGACAGCCGAAAAATAATTTAAGGAGGATTCAGTCATGAGTTTGGAGTTGAAATCGTTTAAAGAAATTAGAGAAGAAATCGAGGATGATGAAATCCACGTATTCACAGAAGAAGATTGGAATGCCCTGACTGAAGAAGAGAAAGAAGACTTCCTTGATATTGATGAAGAAGTAGAAGGTACTTTCGAAGCCGAGAATGGTGATGTTTATTGGATTATTGGTGGTGAAGAATATATCCACGTAGATGGTTCTGGATTAATCAGTGTTGATTTTGATGTTACTGAGGCAAATAAAATTGACAGAATGGTTGTCACGAAAGCAGATAAGAGAGCAAATACTACTGCTTGGAAAAATTATAAGAAAGGTGACAAGAGATATACTTGCAACTTCGAAGAAGTAAAAGATGACGATGATGACGAAGATGAGGATAAAAATCCAGTAGGTAAGAGCTATAATGAAGTCATTGACTATGCTGAAGACTTTCGTGAATTAGAAGAAGCAAAATGGGGTCCAGCTAAAAAAGGAAAACCTATAAAGGGTGCTAAATTTGGTAAATCATATCCTGTAATGGATGCCAGTCAGAAGAAAAAAATTGAAAAAATTGCCTTTAAACATTCTGGTAATATGAAACAGGCAGTAAAAGAAATTGAAAGAATTAGAAAGGGTCTATCAGATAATCCCGATGTAGTAGATATTCTTCGCAGAGCAAATGAAGAGGTTGAATCAATTGAGGGTGAAGGATTAGACGAAGCAAGGAAATATCAAGGACGTAGTCGTAGACAAGTTCATAAAACAATGATATTTAAACGTCGTAATAGAGCAAAAGATCGGCAGAAGAAACTGAAGATGAAGGTGAAGCGACGTAAATCTACATGGAAAATTAAACGTAAAAGGAATGAAATCAGACGACATAAAAAGTTTGGAGGTGGTGACCGTAGTGGTAGAAGTGGTAAAATCGGTGCAGCTCGTAAACGTCGTGGTGGACGTTCCATTACTGCAAAGGGGTAAACAGATATGAGACTTATATCAGAAGTAACTGACCATGTGAAATTTATCACAGAGGGAAAGAATAACAAGAACATGTATATTGAGGGAGTCTTTCTTCAAGCAGAAGTAAAAAATCGCAATGGGAGAATTTACCCAGACCGTATAATGGAAAAGGAAGTTAATCGTTACAGTAAATCATATATTGATAAGAAACGTGCCTTCGGAGAATTAGGTCATCCTGATGGTCCAACTATTAACTTAGACCGTGTGTCGCATATAATCGAATCTTTAAAGAAGGATGGAAGCAACTATATCGGCAAAGCAAAAATTACTGATACTCCTCACGGAAATATCGTAAAGGGTTTAATCAACGCAGGTGCTCAACTTGGTGTTTCATCAAGAGGCATGGGAACGTTGAAGGCAAATAAAGCAGGTATTCAAGAAGTGCAAAGTGACTTCTATCTTGCAACTGCCGCAGATATTGTCGCAGATCCTTCTGCACCTGATGCCTTTGTAAATGGTATCATGGAAGGTAAAGAATGGGTATGGGCAAACGGAGTTATCAAGGAGCATGAGATTGCAAATATGAAGAAAAGCATTGGATCTACGTCAAAAAACAAACTAACTGGTTTGGAAGCTCGTATTTTCAACGAATTTATCAATAAATTGTAATATTTTGTTGTTTGTTAAAAACATTAGTTTTATAAATAATAGTAATTAGAAATAATAAAACTAATTTAGATTATAATCAATTATTAGGAGAACCTAAATGAAGTTAAAAACAGAGACTGGCGAAGAGTTGGTTTTGGATGAGGCAGGGAAGCAATATGTTTCCGAATCTGCTGAATCCGATACTTCAATTGAGGTGTCAGATGTTGATGCATTATTGGAGTCTGGCAAAGTAGAAATCGTTGCCGAAGAAACTGATGATGTAACTGAAGCAGCATCTGCTCAAGAACCTAAAGCGAAACCATTGAAAAAGAAAAAGATTAAGGCAGACGGATCTGGCGAAGTCGAAGTATTTGAAGATGACGACGAAGAAGATTCTAAAGATGCAGATGATGATGATGACGAAGACGACGATGATGACGCTAAAGATGAAGCAAAAGAATCAAAAGCCACGAAAGAAAGTGTTGAATTGGACTTTGATGTTCAAGAAGACATTGATGCATTATTCGACGGTCAGGAATTGACTGAAGACTTCAAAGCACGCACAACTTTAGTATTTGAAACTGCTGTTAAGGCAAAAGTAAAAGAAAACCTTGCTGCCATTGAAGCAAAGATGGAAGCAGAATTAACAGAGCAAACGGATTCAATTCTTGAAGATGTTACTGCAAAGTTAGATGGTTATCTGGACTATATGGTAAACGAATGGGTTGAAGAAAATAAACTCGCCGTTGAAAATGGTCTTAAGAATGAAATCATGGAAGGTTTTGTTGGTGGTATGAAAAAGTTGTTCATTGAAAACTACATTGAAATCCCTGAGGATAAGTTAAATGTAGTGGACGAGCAAGCAGAAGAGATTGCCACGTTAAAAGAAGAGTTAGATGTTCTGTTGAATAAGAATATCGATGCTAACGCTTCTTTGGCAACCGCAACTGCTAAAGAGATTTTTAGTACTGTATCTGAAGATTTGACTATGACACAAGTTGAGAAATTAAAAGCTCTCGCAGAAGGTGTTGTATACGAAGACCAGGAAACTTATACTGAAAAACTGGAAACTTTGAAGGAGACGTATTTTCCTTCTGAGGCAAAGAAAGATGAAGTGATTGCTGAAGGGCAACCCGAAGTAAAAACTAATGACGAAGACATGAGTGACTCAATGAGAAAAGTCGTGGCTTCACTTTCGCAATCAAGTAACAAAAGCATCTTTGGTGCTTAACATTTATATTTAATAGGAGAAAACGAATGTTTTTATCAGAACAAATTAAAGATAAGTGGCAGCCGGTTATGGAGCATGCAGAAATACCTGCTATACAAGATGCTACTAAACGTGCAATTACACTTCGTCTTTTAGAAAATCAACAAATCGCTTTAGATGAAGCGAACGTTACTGGAGCTAACGTAGATAATTGGGATCCTGTCCTAATTTCGCTAGTTCGCAGAACTATGCCTCAACTGATGGCATATGACACCATTGGTGTTCAGCCAATGAGTGGTCCTACTGGTCTTATCTTTGCAATGAAATCTCATTACACTGGTGAGGCATCTACTGGTGCTGAAGCACTAACGTTACCTGCTGGAGCC